GTCTAGAAGTGGTGCGAATTATGTGAAAGACGATTTTTATCTTGCCACTGCGGCAGATATTGTTGCAGACCCATCTGCACCTCAAGCCTTTGTAGAAGGAATTATGGAAGGTAAGGAATGGATTTGGAACAACGGAATACTCAAAGAAGTTGAGATTGCCGAAATCCACGATGAAATCAATGAGTCTGTAAGACGTAGACAGTCAAATGTTTCCGCACTTGCATTCGCAAAATTTCTGTCAAAACTTTAATCATTATAAATATGTTAATAAACAACCAAGGAGAAAATCCCAATGTCAGAACTAGATAAGACAATTGAGGAACTAGAAGCGGAAGTCTCAGCAGAACTTGCTGAAGCATCAAGCCCTAAAGACGGCGCTGCAAAAGGTGACTCAATGGAAAAACAAGAAGGTGATGTTGAAGATTTGGGTAAAGCTGTCGATGATCCAGAATCAAAAGACAGTGCTGGTAAGAAGGCTGCTGCTAAAGTTAAGAAAGCTGCAGAACCTGCTGTCGGTGCAACCAAAGAAGAAACAGAACTTGCTGAAGATGATGCAGAAGCATTAGAAGAAGCAAAAATGACTAAAAAGGAAACACTTGCTGCAATGTATTCAGAAATGGAAAAAATGAATGCAAGTACTCTTAAAGCGTCATATGACAAAATGATGGCAAAAGAAGAAGAAGAAAAAGAAGAAGAGTCAGTGGAAGTTGACGAATCTACTTTGGAAGATCGTCTTGCCTCAGTAGATGTCTCAGAAGATATTACTGCACTAGTTAATGGTGAAGAAATTTCTGAAGAGTTCAAAGAAAAAGCATCTACAATCTTTGAAGCTGCTATTAAATCAAAACTTCGTTCAGAAGTTGAGAGAATTGAATCTGCAAAGGTTCAAGAAGTTGCTGAAGAGACAAACAGAATTCACAGTGAGTTGACTGAAAAAGTTGACGCATATATGGGTTATGTAGTTGAAGAATGGATGAAAGAAAACGAAATTGCGATTGAACGTGGTCTCAAAGGCGAGATTGCAGAAGATTTCATTTCTGGACTTAAATCTCTTTTCGAAGAGCATTATATCGATGTTCCAGATGAAAAGTACGACATCTTAGGAAGTCAAGCAGAAAAGCTTGATGACTTAGAAGCCAAACTTAATGAACAAATTGAGAAGTCTGCTGAATTAAAGAAAGCAAACAATCAACTGGTTCGTGAGTCTGTTTTTGCAGAGGTTGCTTCAGACTTGGCTGACACTGAAGCTGAGAAATTTAAAGCTCTTGCAGAAGATGTTGATTTTACTGACGAAGATACTTTCAGAAGTAAACTTGACACGCTTAAGGAAAGTTATTTTCCAAAGGCAACGACTGTCGCTGAATCTGTAGATTCCGAATCAGATGGTTCAGAATCTTACGATACAACTGGTGCTATGAGTGCTTATATGAGTGCAATTAGTAGAAATGTAAAGCGAGGTAAGATTTAAGCTGCGGAAGATTTTATCTATCAAAGCTTAACTTCTTATAAATATTATTAGAAAAAAACTCAACAAGGAGAAATAAAAATGTTTCAAACTGAACATTTACAGGAAAAGTGGAATCCAGTTCTAGAACACAATGATCTACCAAAGATTAATGATTCTTATCGTAAGGCTGTAACTACTGTTATCCTAGAAAACCAAGAAAAAGCACTTCGTGAGGACTCTGCGTTCTTATCAGAAGCTGCACCAACATCAAACACAGCAGGCGCTGCAAACTGGGATCCGATCATGATCTCACTAGTTAGACGTTCTATGCCAAACCTCATCGCATACGATGTGGCAGGTGTACAACCAATGACAGGCCCTACTGGACTGATTTTTGCTATGCGTTCACGTTACACTAACCAAAGTGGTACAGAAGCTTTCTATAACGAAGCAGACTCTGACTTCTCTGGTGCTGGTACACAAGCAGGTACTAACCCAGCGATTCTTAACGATTCGCCAGCTGGTACTTACACTGGTGGTACTGGACTTGCTACAGCTGATGCAGAAGCATTAGGTGATTCTGGTTCAAATGCATTCTCAGAAATGTCTTTCTCAATTGAAAAACAAACTGTTACTGCAAAGTCACGTGCTCTAAAAGCAGAATACACAATGGAATTGGCGCAAGACCTTAAAGCAATCCACGGCTTGGATGCTGAAACAGAACTTGCAAACATTCTATCTGCTGAAATCCTAAACGAAATCAACCGTGAAGTTATCCGTTCAATCTATGTAACTGCTAAACCAGGCGCACAGACTGATACTGCTACTGCTGGTACATTCGATATGGACGTTGACTCTAACGGACGTTGGAGTGTTGAGAAGTTTAAAGGACTTATGTTCCAACTTGAAAGAGATGCGAATGTAATTGCTCAACAAACTCGTAGAGGTAAAGGTAACGTAATTATCTGTTCTTCAGATGTTGCATCTGCACTTCAAATGGCTGGTGTATTAGATTACACTCCTGCTCTTAACAACAACTTGAATGTTGATGACGCTGGTAACACATTCGCTGGTGTACTTAACGGACGTTTCAAAGTGTANATNGACCCATANTCAGCAAATGCTGANGCAAAACAGTACTACACTGTTGGTTATAAAGGTACTTCACCTTATGACTCAGGTCTTTTCTACTGCCCATATGTTCCATTACAAATGGTTCGTGCGGTTGGTGAAAACACATTCCAACCTAAAATTGGTTTCAAAACTCGCTACGGCTTGGTTGCGAACCCATTTGCTGGTGGTGCGACTGCTCGTGCTGGTGTGTTGACTGCTAACGACAACGTATATTACAGAAGAGTACAAGTTACTAACATCATGTAATAAGAAATCGGTTAACGATTCTGAAAAGGGGGGACTTCGGTTCTCCCTTTTTTTTTGGTCGCTATAAATAGTATTATGAAAAGGAATAAGATATGGCTTTAACAACTGCAATAGAAAGACAACCAGATAACTTTGACTTGGCACGTGCCTCACAGTTTAAGTTTGATATTCTGAAAGTACCGAATACGACATACTTCGCACAGGAGATTAATCTGCCTGGCATCGCATTTTCTGGTGATGCAATTATGAACACTCGGTATAAAGCAATGCCATTCATGGGTGACACATTAGATTTTAGTCCATTAGAACTTACCTTTCTAGTTCAAGAGAACTTAAAAAATTACAGAGAAATACACGATTGGATGACAGGAATAGGATTTCCAATTAGTCCAGAACAATTCGCAAAAGCAATTAAAGACACAGATACAAAAGACATAGGCAACGCAGGCAAGGGTAATGTTACTAACCCTTCAGTTATGACAAGTGATGCGACCTTGACTATATTGACAAATAAGAACAATCCCAGTATACAAGTGAAGTTTCGGAATATATATCCGACTTCACTTTCTGGACTTCAGTTCGATACTAAAGATACTGCAACTGAAGGATTAACTGCAAGTGTGACGTTCAATTATGACGTTTACGAATTAGCAGTATTATAAATAAGTATGAGCAGATACGGTGAACTTTAACACCAAACCATGAGTCTCAGCAGTACAGAGAAAATTTAGAACTGAAAGTTCCAACCAATCTCTGCTCAACTTTTATTATTAGGATGTGATATATTATGACACTAGAAGAACTACAGCAACAAGCTGAAAAAGACTTGAAGATGGATGACTTAGAACTTGGAGATGAATCTCTGAAGTCTGCATCTCTTCATCAAAAATACCTCACCATATACAATACCTTTAGACAACTCGTTTTAATGAACGAGGGAACTTATCGTGTACTCTATCGAAAGAAATGGGAGTACTACGGTGGTAAATCTGACCCTACCGTATATCGTGATAACCCTTTCGACCATAAGATATTAAAAGTTGACATCCCCATTTACTTGGAATCGGATGAAGAACTTATTAAAGCAAAGCAGAAAGTTGAATATTACAAGATGTGTACTGACTCATGTGAACGTATACTCAAACAAATCCAATCTAGAGGATGGGATATCAAAAACGCAATTGAATGGCGTAAGTTTGTAGACGGTGCTATCTAGTGACTCAAGTTACCAAGAAGGATGAAGTATTCCTACAAGTGGATACTGAAGCTTCAACCGCAAGGTCGTTATCAGAACATTTTACATTTGAAGTGCCAGGCGCTAAGTTTATGCCTGCGTATCGCAATCGTATTTGGGATGGTAAGATAAGATTATTTTCTCCACAGAACGGAGAGTTATACCTTGGACTACTTTCATATTTAGAAAAGTGGTTAGAGGATTGGGATGAACCATATGAAATAAGTGAGGAACTTAAAGATGAAAAACAAATCAGCAGAGAAGTCTTGGAAGGATTCATTACGAGTCTTAAACTTAAAAGTAGAAATCAACCAATACATCCAAGGGACTATCAAATTAATGCCGTGGATTATGCAATCAGAAAACATCGTGCTTTACTTCTTAGTCCTACTGCATCTGGCAAATCACTTATCATCTATATTCTCGTAAGATACTACGAGTTACTTTTACAACCACAAGATAATGACAAGATACTTATTCTTGTTCCAACAACATCTTTAGTAGAACAAATGTACTCAGACTTCCTTGACTATGGATGGGATGAAAAGTATTTACAGAAGATATACAGTGGACATGATAAGAACGTGTCTAAGAAAGTTGTTATATCTACATGGCAATCTATCTATAAATTTCCAAAGAAGTACTTCTCTCAGTTTGGATGTGTTATTGGTGATGAAGCTCATTTATTTAAAGCAAAGTCCTTGACAAATGTTCTAACTAAACTAGATGTATGTAAGTACAGGTTCGGGTTGACAGGTACACTTGATGGTATGCAGACACATAGATTAGTTCTTGAAGGACTATTCGGTTCACTAAATAGAGTAGTATCCACAAAAGAACTTATTGACAAAAAGACACTTGCTGAATTCGATATCAAAGCATTGGTATTGACATACTCAGAAGAAGAGTGTAAACTTGTCAAAAAGATGAACTATCAAGATGAGATGGACTTTATTGTCACTCATCAAAAGAGAAATGAATTCATTAGGGATTTAACTCTCAATCTCAATACTAACACATTAGTATTGTTCCAGTATGTAGAGAAACATGGAAGTGTTCTCTATGATATGATTAATACTTCTGCTAAAGACAGGAGAGTATTCTATGTCTTTGGCGGTACAGACACTCAGACTCGTGAACAAATTAGAGAAATTACAGAAAAAGAAAAGAATGCAATCATTGTTGCGTCTTATGGTACTTTTAGTACTGGTATCAATATTCGGAATCTCCATAACATCGTGTTCGCAAGTCCAAGTAAGTCCAGAGTTCGTGCCTTGCAATCGATTGGCCGTGGACTGCGTAGGAGTGATACTAAAGATGCCGCTACCCTCTTCGATTTAGCAGATGACCTTTCTCACAAAAGTAAAAGAAACTTTACTTTGAACCACTTCTTAGAACGAATAAATATATACAATGAAGAGCAATTCGATTACACTATCAATAGGATAAAAATCAAATGACAGAATACAAGATACTAAAACTTTTAAGTGGTGAAGAAATTATTTGTAATCTCATAGCTGATGAACATCCAAGAACTTTTGAGATTCAATCTCCTTTACAGATTTCAGTTGTTCCAAAAGTAACAAAGTTTGGAATAGACGAATCTGTGTCTTTAGTAAGATGGATACATTTTTCTGAGGAAAATACCTATAATATAGATAAAAGCAAAGTAATGATTATCACAAATGCTTCAACGGGCCTGTCTAAGTTTTATGAACATTGTGTAACGAGGATGAACGCAGATATTGATGTCGTTGAAAGAGAACCAACAGATGCCGAACTAATGGGTATTGAAGAAGATGAATGGGATGAAGAGTATGGAGAAGTAGTTACTAAGACTTTACATTAGATCTATAGTTCTATTCATTCTCATACCCTACATAGCTAATATACCAAGTTGTCAAGAGATTAGCAAGAGATTTTTGAAATAAATTTAAATTAATTAAGCTATTGACATATCTGTAGAAATCTGTATAATGGTTAATAAGTTGCATAAAAACATGCATACAATGTGGAGTTAAATATATGGCTAAAAAGAAATCGGGTGCTCATTATGTTAATAACAAAGAGTTCCTAGAGGCGATGACAGAATGGAAAGAGCAATGCAAAGATGCTGAAGCGCAAGGTGACCCACGACCACCTGTGTCTAATTACATTGGGGAATGTTTCCTAAAGATTGCAAACCACCTTTCATATCGTCCAAACTTTATAAATTACACTTACAGAGATGAAATGATTTCTGATGGTATTGAAAACTGTCTACAGTATTGTAGTAACTTCAATCCAGAAAAGAGTAATAATCCTTTTGCTTATTTTACGCAAATTATCTATTATGCGTTTATTCGTAGGATTCAAAAAGAAAAGAAACAACAGCACGTTAAACACAAGATTATCGAAAATATGAATGTAGACATTCTAATGGACGGTGATAGTGAACAGGGTGTGTTTGTGGATTATCTACAAAAGAATTTTCTACCCCCAGAAGCAGTTTACAAACCTAAAAAGAAAAAGAAGAGTGAACCAAAAGGACTTGAAAAATTTTATGATGAACAAGGTGAAGAGATAATAGATGAAAATAGCGCTGATAACTGATACCCATTTCGGCGCCCGAAACGATAACTTATCATTTAACGACTACTTTTACGAATTCTGGGAGAAAGTATTTTTTCCTTACGTTGAAGAGAATGGTATTGATACAGTTATCCATTTGGGTGATGTTATGGATAGACGTAAGTTTGTATCCTACAAGATAGCACAAGACTTCCGACAAAAATTTATTCAAAAGTTTGTAGACAAAGGTATTACCCTTCACATGATGGTGGGTAATCACGATACATTCTATAAGAATACTAATGATGTTAACTCTCTTGCAGAACTTGTAGAGGGTAGATATCCTAAGATGTTTGTATACCCAGAAACGACAACCGTTGAGTTTGATGGCACACCTATATGTTTTATTCCTTGGATTTGTCCAGACAACTATGGACACACAATGGAACACATTAAGGATACCAAGGCACAAGTTGCAATGGGACACTTAGAGATTAATGGTTTCGAAATGCACGCTGGACACTTTGCAGAAGGTGGGTATGATAAACAATTTCTAAGAAAGTTTGATACAGTATTCAGTGGACACTTCCATAAGAAATCTGATGATGGACAAGTATACTATCTAGGCAATACTTATCAGATGACATGGAGTGATGATGGATGCCCTAAAGGTTTCCATGTCTTTGATACATCAACTAGAGAACTTGAACGTATCATTAATCCATACACAATCTTTCAGAAAGTATTCTATGATGAAACTACTACAGACTATACACAGTTTGATGTATCTCAATTAAAGAATAAGTTTGTTAAAATTATTGTAGTTAACAAAAAAGACTTTTACGGATTTGATAGATTTATTGACAGAGTACTTGGTGAGTCTGGTGCTCACGAGGTAAAGATTGTTGAGGACTTTAGCGAATTAGATGCAGAGAATGTTGATGATACTATTGTCGAAAATGCAGAGGATACCATGACTTTATTGGAGCGTTACATTGCAGAACTAGATGTAACCTTGGATAAGAACCGACTAACTAATATGATGAAATCTTTATATCTTGAAGCGAGTGACTTAGAACTGTAATGATAATATTTAAAAAAGTACGTTGGAAGAACTTTCTTTCGACAGGAAATAATTTTACTGAAATTCAGTTGGACAGAAGTTCAACCACATTAATAATTGGAGAGAATGGTGCTGGTAAGAGTACTGTTCTCGATGCTCTTTGTTTTGGATTGTTTAATAAACCATTCCGTAATATCTCAAAGAAGCAGTTAGTGAATTCTGTTAACAATGGTGCATCTGTTGTTGAAGTAGAATTTAGTATTGGAACTAAAGAAGTAAAAGTTGTTCGTGGCATCAAACCTAATATATTTGAAGTATGGGTTAATGGTAACATGATTAACCAAGATGCGAATGCTCGAGACTATCAGAAACACTTAGAACAACAAATTATGGGACTGAACTATCGTTCTTTCACACAGGTTGTTATTTTGGGTTCTTCTACATTCGTACCGTTTATGCAATTACCAACTAAAGCACGCCGTGAGGTTGTCGAGGATATCCTAGACATCAAGATTTTTTCATTAATGAACTTCCTGTTAAAGAATAAAACAAAAGAACTAAATGAAGAAACTCGTGACGTAGAATATAATTTTGACTTGACACGAGAAAAGATTAACCTACAAGAGAAGTTTATCGACCAAGTGGTTAATAATAAGTCAGAGATAATTGCTGAGAACCATCAAAAGATATCTGATAATAACTTTACGATTGGTACTAGAAAAGAAGATATTGTTGGGTTAGAACAAGACAAAACTAAATTGTCTTACGATGCACAAGAACAAGCAAGATTAGAAGAAAAGATTACTAAACTAAGTAAAACAGAAGCTGCACTTCAAAATAGGAAAGATAATCATGACCGTCAAATCAAATTTTTCAAGGACAACGATGAATGCCCGACTTGCGAGCAATCAATTACGGACACAACAAAGCAGACGCAGATTACAACTAGAACCGAAAAAGTTGGAGAAATCACAAATGGAATCCGACAACTTGAAGAGTTGGAAAACACCGAAAAGTCAAAACTAGATGTTATTATAACAAACTTAGAATCTATTCGTAAGCATGATGTAGAGATTGCAAAACTTCGTGCAACTATTACAGAGATGGAAAAGTTCAATTCTAAGTTAGCAAAAGACATTGAGACATATGAGAGTGGTTCTATATCTGATGAAGATAAAGAAAAACTTGCAAAACTCAAAGGACAACTTGAACTTATAGAACAACAAAGGTCTAAGTTGACTGAAGATAAGTTTTATGTTGATGTTGCTAAGAACCTTTTGCAAGACTCTGGTATTAAGACTAAGATTATTAAACAGTATCTACCAATTATGAATAAGTTGGTAAACACATACCTATCCTCAATGGACTTCTTTGTTAACTTTAATATTGACGAAAACTTCAATGAGACAATCAAGTCACGCTTTCGTGATGAATTCTCTTATGCATCATTCTCTGAAGGTGAGAAGATGCGTATCGACCTTGCACTCCTATTCACATGGAGAGCAATCGCAAAGATGAAGAACTCTACTAATACCAACCTACTAATCTTAGATGAAATCTTTGATTCCTCTTTGGATGGTACAGGTACAGATGACTTCCTCAAAATCCTCAATACGTTCCACGACCAGAATGTATTTGTTATATCACACAAACAAGATATGCTATTTGATAAGTTCAGAAGTATTGTTAAGTTTGAAAAGGTTCAGAACTTTAGTAGAATATCCACAAATTAATTTAAAAAACTTCAATAAATGCCTTGACATTTGTTCTAATAACATGTATACTATGCTAGTAATGATGAGAAAAGGAAAGAAGTTATGACATTAACCCCAGAATTTAAACAATTTATGGATAATATGTGGGCTCAAGAGTTAGTCATAAATGGTAAGAAAGTCGTAGACCGCACTGTCGGTTTCGGTGCATTACCAGATATTACTTTAACCTTTGAGGATGGAACTTTTTTGAGTGCTAAAGAATTATTCAAAAATGTTTCAAAAACAT